ATGGACCCGTAGGACCATTATTACCTGTAGGACCAAATGGACCCGTAGGACCATTATTACCAGTAGGACCAAATGGACCTTGAGAACCGGTTGGACCAATAGGACCAGTAGGACCATTATTACCAGTAGGACCAAATGGACCCGTAGGACCAAATGGACCCGTAGGACCATTATTACCAGTAGGACCAAATGGACCCGTAGGACCATTATTACCAGTATCACCAGTTCTACCGGGAGGACCAGTGATAGAAGGACCACTAGGGCCTTGAGGACCTTGAGGTCCAGTAGGACCAGGAGGGCCAGAAGACAAATTACTAACAGCACCTTCAATTATACTACCTGTTGAATAATAATAATGTCTCGTAAATATCACTATCAAACACGCAAATAATCCTAAATATTTATTAATACTTGTATATAAAATGATAATTGATATCAACACTATATTCGTGATACTCGAATTCACAGTTAATAAGTTTTTAAATATCAGTATCAATAGTATAAATATTGCAATTAATAAACTATATTCTTTATTTCCCATTATTATATAATACATAAATATTATATTCGAATAAAAAAACATAAAACATTAAAATAATCAACACTATATGAAATTAATAAGTTTTGATATAGGAATCAAAAATATGGCTTACTGTATTTTTGATATCTCAGGTTCTCACCGAAATATTCTCGATTGGAATGTTCTCAATTTAATGGAAATAGTCGAGAACACCAAATATGTTTGTAATTGTATGAATAAAGCAAAAAACAAAAAAACTCCTCCTAAAATATGTGGAAAAAATGCAAAATTTATGAAAAACGCCCACTATTATTGTGATAAACACGCTAAAAACGATTCACCGTTCTTATTACCCACTAAAAAATGTTCTCCAACTTCATTAAAAAAAATGAAAAATGAAGAATTATTAAAAATATGTCATGAATATAACATTTTTAATGAGTCTGAAAAAATATCCATCAAATTGAAAAATGCAATACTCGATAAAATGTTCTCCTATTTTGATGAAAAGAACCTTATTCCCATTATTCATAAAAAAGGAAAATCAGCCAATGAAACTGACCTCATTTACATCGGTAAAAAAATGAAAGAACTATTAAATCAAACCGAAAATATAAATGATATATCTCATGTCATTATCGAGAACCAAATATCTCCGATTGCAAATAGAATGAAAACCATACAAGGTATGTTAGCACAATATTTTATTATGAAAACCGACGATATTCATATCGAATTCATATCATCCGCTAATAAACTAAAACAAACGAATAAGATTCCTATGAATAATTCTGAAATACAAAACACATTTCGAGAACCTGATACAGAAATAAAACAAAACACCATTTATAAACAACATAAAATAGATGGTGTTACATTATGTTCTCGATTCTTAGATGAGAATCCATCTTTTCAAACGTGGAAACACGTGTTAGAAACAAAAAAGAAGGATGATTTAGCAGATTGTTTTTTACAAGGAATTTGGTATATAGATAAAAAATTTAGTAACAATCAATAAAATATTAATGTTGCGGAGAACTTAAATATAAAATTTGTTATATTATCATAAATACAATGGAAGTTATTGATATTGGATTAAGTGATTTAGAACCAGTAACATTAAACTTTAATGATTCTGCTTTACCATCTAGTTCTCAACCACCAAGGTCAGTGAATTTCGGCGGAGGTATCGAATTATTAATGAATGATAAAAAACGTAACGCATCAAATAGCGTGAATATTGATTTAGGTGATTTAGATAATTTAGAAAATGAATTAAATCAACTTTCTGGCACAAGTTCATATGGTGGTAGTAGTGGAAGTGGTGAAACAAAATCATTAAGTGGGTTTACAACTAATTTATTTGGATTTGGTGAAGAACCCAAAAATACATTTAAACCTTCGGATTCAGAACGTAATGATTCTAATTTAGGAAGTGCTACTGTTGAAAGTATCGGAACTACTAAAACGTGGGATGGTTTCACTAAACTAAACGAAGTACCATTGAATGATGGTGCATCATCATCCGCTAAAATGACCGATAGAGAAAAACGCCGTAAGAAGCGTATGATGATAAAAAAATTAGAAGAATGGTATGAAAAAGGTTTGATTAAACATAGTTCTCATTTCAATATGGATTCCAGCTATGAAGAAGTCGAGGATGAATACGAAACAGCAATGGAAGATAAACGTAAAAAAGATAGTATTAAATTACAAGGTTGGTGGTTTATGACTTTTATAAATTCAGTCGAATATGCAAATGCCGCATTCAATCCTTTCGATATTAATTTAGATGGATGGGGAGAACAAGTGAGTGAAGATATCGATTCTTATGAAGAAATCTTCAGTGAATTACACGATAAATATAAAGGTGGTAAATTAGCACCCGAACTTTCTTTATTATTACGTCTAGGGTTTAGTGCTGCTGTCGTAAATTTCACCAATAAAGCCCTATCTACGGCCACTCCTGGTTTCAATGATGTCATTCGTCAAAGTCCTGAATTAATGAAAGCTTTTACTAGTGCAACTGTAAATTCAATGTCGCAACAATCACCTGGATTCGCATTTGCAAATAATTTAATGCAAGATAATAAACCACGTGGCCCACCACCACCAGCCCCTGTCGAAACCAAATCCCAACCACCGCCGCAACAGCGCCCTGGTATGGTTTATACCGAAGCACCAAGTAATAGACAGGATATTAATATGGCTAGAGGAGCTATGTTTAGAGAACAAGGGGTAGAAGTAAATAATTTCCAAAGTGCAAATGAAATGCATTCACAGATGCCTTCACAGATGAGAAGTACTCGACCAGATATGAGAGGCCCTCAAAATACCGATATCGATAATATTCTATCGGGTCTAAAAACGAGAACCGTGAATATCCACGAACAACAAAATACCGAAGATAATGATTCTATGATATCGATTAGTTCCTTAAAAGAAATACAAAATAATAATATGCCGAAGAAAAGTAGAAGAAGAAGTGATAAAAATGTAGTATCTTTAGATATCTAGTAAAAAATGAAAAATATTTTATTTGTATTATACAATAATAAAAATATTTTATTTGTATTATACAATAATAAAAATAAAAATAAAATGCCCAATAAAAAAAGAGTCAAATTTAATAGTATTGTGAAAGCGGTTTTAATACCGTGTTCAAAAGATTATAAATTATTTCATTTGACCAAGGATTTATGGTGGGAAAAAGAAGATTATGATAATTTTAGGTTATCTGCGAATAAAGAGATATATGAACTTATGATAAAACATCACGGATTAATGGATTATAAAGATGCCCAACGAATATTATTTCAACCACTTAGCTATGATATCTATAATTTCTTATAATTTATCGGATGGAATATATTTTTCCCCCTCCATACCACACATATCATCATAATATCTAACTGTAGAACAAAATCTATATTCTATTTTGACTTCTTTGCCCACCCCCGTCACCAAATATTCTATCAGTTCAGTCTTTTTTACTTCAACTGGTATAATATACTGACTGCATTTTCCATATTTGGGTTCTCCATTGATAATATAATGTTTACAATTGACGCATAGTTTGTTTGATAAAGCATTTATCATAACAACGAAACAAAGAATCCATAGTAAAAGCATTTTATATATACGTCATAGTATTTTTATATCGATTTATACATTTCTAACATTTTTTCTTTTTGTTCCGCATAATCCACAATAGGTTCTCCATATTTGATATCTTTATACTTTTCATCTTTATAGGATTCATACCATTTATGTATATCTCTTGCTAAAACGTCTTTTAATTCGGGAACCCATTTCTTTATAAATTCCGCATCTTTATCGAACTTTTTACTTTGTATCCACGCCGACATATCACGGAAATAAGGTGTATTATATGGACCCGTACTCGCAATATTCTGCCAATTCAATGCATTATTTGCTATATCATAATCCACTAATTTGGTCGCAAAATATTTCGCCCCCAATTCCCAATTGATTAATAATGTCTTCACCAAGAAATTCGCCACCACCATACGCCCTCTATTATGCATATATCCGGTAGTATTCAATTGTCTCATACAAGCATCCACCAATGGATAACCAGTTTCTCCTTTACACCATTTTTCAAAATCCGAATTACTGGTTCTCCATTTTATTCCCCGATACGTATATGATGTATCTTGTGTTAATGGATATGCATATAACAAACCTGCATAAAACTCCCTCCATATAAGCTGACGTATAAATTCACTATTTAACCCATATTCTTCCTTATATGCGTGATATACTTCTCGAATCGAAATACAACCGAATTTTAGATAGGCCGATAATAAACTCGTCGTTTTAGCGAAATAATCACGTGTGTCTGCATAATGTGATTGTTCTTTCAATGATTTTTTTAATTGGGCGATTCCGTGAATACGACCCCCATGAACGAGAACTTTCGTATTGGGTTTTATAAATCGTTCAAATGCTTTATCTATCGTAATAAGGTTCTCCATTTTTTTAGAATTCTTCGATATATTATTGATTGTTTTTCGTTTTGGTGTATCTACCGGTTTATGGAGAACTTCGTCATAATAAGGTGTAAATTTTTTATAAACAGTCTTCGACCCGGTTGTTATTGTTCCTGGTTCATACATATAATAATCAGACGACATTTGACATTCTATTTTTTGCTTTTTACAAAATTCGGCGGTTTCGTTATCTCGCTTGACTGCATACGGGGTATAATCTTTATTAAAAAATACACACTCTATATTATGGTTCTCAATATACTGTTTTATAATTGTGGTTTGTTTTCCATAAAATAATGAAAGTTCTCCCTCTGATTTTTTTATTTCTTCCGTTAAATCCTCTAAAGATTGGACCATAAATTGTATTGCATCATTCGAACGATACTGATTTGTATTTCCTACTTGTTCGGGTGTAAAAATAAAACAAGTATATATTTTATTACATTGAGAACTTGCTTCGATTAATCCTTTATTATCTGCAATGCGTAAATCTCTATGAAATAAAAATATTCCTTTTTCATATTTTTTTGACATTTTTACTATATATTTACTACGATATACATAAAGAATATAAAAAATTGATTTAAAAATAACTTATTGATATAATGTAACCCACATAGATAAAATGGATTTTGAAACTATATTCAACGACTTATTGGCTGTTTTAAATAACATCGTTTTTACTATACTTACTAAATTGGGTGAGTTATGTGTTATCGCTGGTAATTATATAAACGAAAATGCATTCAAACCTGCTAAAGATTCCATCGGAGTTTGGGCGGTAATGACATATAGTAAAATAAAAATATTCTTCTCCACTCGTAAAAAGGAATTAGAAAAAAAATACCCGGCGGTTCAAATGTTCGATGAATATGCTTGGTATTTCATACGTATGATTCATTCTATTTTGATAAACACTCGCATTGAACCAAAAGAAAACCATTGGATTTCTGTTGCACCCTTATATAAATTATCCAGTGTTCAAGAATCGAACCATAATTATATATTAGAAGAACACACGAATTTATTACCTTGTGTAGAATATATTACAACTACTTTAAGAAATGAGGATTTAATATTACATATGAATGAATGGATTGATGCTACACAAAATTTATATGATGATGAAACTTTGAAAGAAGTAATGATTATTTTAAAATTCGGTAAAGAATATATTTATAAAATTTGTAAAAAAGGTATGAAACATTTACAATCTATTTCATTCGAACTTAGTGATATGCGATTTTTATCCATTGAATATTCTTATCCTGGAATCAATAAACCAATATTTATTGATATTCATAAATGCGCGTATATGATCGATAATGATTTATTATCTCCTGCTTTCATAAAACGTTTCTTTGATTTTAATATTGGTGTCGATAAAGATGTATTTCGCTCAGAATATGTATTAAAAATAATGGATAATAATCTGAATAATTTTGAATTGAAATCAGACCAATATATCGTATTACAAAAAAATGGTTATGTAATACAAAGTTTATAAGAAAAAATATATACATAGATAAAATAATCATAAACAATGTACTTACATAAATATACAAGGATTTGCGGATAACCATCGCCAATCTAATTTATCAAAGTTTTTTTCTATATTTTCTTCCAAATATTTTCCGGCATTCGGGTTTTTACATAACCATCGCAAATCTATTTTATGACGATATTGTTCTAATATATGTATTGCATTGGGGTTCGCTGACATATAAGGCCAATCGACTTCAATAATGTTTGTATCATCGCTTTCAAACAAATGTATTGCATTCGGGTTTTTAGATAATTGTCGCCAATCTACTTTGTTTAGGTTTTCTTCTATAAGTTCGATGGCTTTTGGATTTTGTGATGCCCAATACCAATCGATTTTTTCTGGATTTTCTCGTAATAATTCTATGGCCTTTTTACTGGTATTACTGGATAGCCAAGACCAATCGATTTTTTCTGGATTTTCTTTTAATAATTTTATGGCTTTTGGATTATTGGATAAGAATCCCCAATGAATTTCATTATCGATGTATAAATTTTTTAAATATTCACTTTCGTAATCATAATCATCTTGGTTTGGTTCATAGGGAGGTTCTTGGAATCTCCAGTCCCTATAAACTGGGTTTTCTCTTAGAAAATCTATCGCAGACGGATTTTGCGATAAATTTTCCCAACTTAATACCATATCATAGGGTATTCGCCGGCCTTTTTCTTTCCATCGTTTTAGATAATATGCGTGATGTTCTTTTATTAATTCCATTGCTTCTCGATTTAAACATAGATTTTTCCAATCGATACATCCTTGGTTTTCTTTTAACATATCGATTGCATTTGGGTTTTTTGATAAATTTGACCAATCCATCATATCCGTCTTTTGATTTAGATAGGGTATTAATTGAGGATTTGGATTGGTGGCTAAGTATTCGATTTCAATATATTCTTCATATGGTTGTATCCAGGAGGCGAGTGACATTTTATAAGAGTATTCGATAAGAGTATTTGATAAGAGTATTCGATAAGAGTATTCGATATTTGATAAGAGTGTTATGTGTGGGTACATTGATTTATTTATAAAAAAGTAAATCAATTTTTTATTTTTTTGCGGTTTTCTTCGCCTTTTTGGATTTTCTTGTTTTTCTTGATTTTTTGGATTTCTTCGCTTTTTTTGCTTTTCTTGCTTTTCTTGATTTCTTTTTACCACCGGCACCAGCAGGAGGACCAGCATCGGAACAAAAATGTTTATTTTTTTCACACGCAGCATTCTGTTTTTTACAATCATCATTATAACTACCACAATAACCTTTTCTAAAATTTTCCATTTTTATTTTTAGTGGTTCCAATATATCATTATCTATATTTTTAAACATTGGCATAAGTTCTAGTAACAATTCAATATTTGAGCGTGTTACTTGACCATTGGTAATTCTTTGAATCATATAATTTATATATTCTTTTATTTCAGCAGGGCTTGAATCAGCAGTTGGCACAGCTTTTTCTTGATATTTTTCTTCAGCTTTTGAATCATATTTTGAATCACTTTGAAAATTATCTACTTTATTTGATTCACCTTTTGAATCACTTTGAAAATTATCTACTTTTTTTAAATCATCTTTTGAATCATCTTTTGAATCATTTTTTGAATCACCATTCCTTTTATCTTCAGCCGTTCTATCAGTATTTGACACAGAAGTATTAATTTTATCTAATTTTTTGAAATTATCTATAGAATCAATACATAATTTTGGGTCGTTCGCAACATCTTTGTTCCATATATGTCTATTATATAAATTAGCATATGCTCCTTCTTTACAAATCTTTTTAAAAAAATCAGAATCGTTTGCCTTTGATATTATAAAATCTTTTATTTCTTGTTTTCTATTAGCACTATTATATTCTAAGTTATGTAATAAATTTTCTTCTGTTATCGGGTCTTTCTTATTATTTGACATATTCTATATATAACCGCAATAAAAAAATCAATAAAGGTTTCTAAAAACAATTTAAAAACAAATTGCTAAATAGAATACGGGCGTAATCATGAGTGCAACAGCAATGAGTGTTCCTACCCCACAACATAACCTGCTTGGTAAATGGGATTTATATTACCATTTACCACACGATAAAAATTGGGATTTATCTGGTTATACAATTATAATGAATTCAATAGACACTGCTGAAAAAGTTATTTCATTAAACGAAACAATATCCGAAAATGTTGTAAAAAACTGTATGCTCTTTGTGATGCGTTCAGGGATTACGCCCATGTGGGAAGACCCAAAAAACCGAAACGGGGGTTGTTTTTCTTATAAAGTTATTAATAAACAAGTCCCCGAAATATGGAAAACCCTTTTTTATTTATTATGTGGTGAAACTCTCTGTGTCGAAGAGAAACATAATAAACATATTAATGGTATTACCATTTCTCCTAAGAAGAATTTTTGTATTATTAAAATTTGGTTAGATACATCATTATATCAAGACCCGAATATGATTGTGCAAATACCGAATTTGACGAAACAAGGCTGTTTATTCAAAAAACACGAGCCTGAGTTTTAACATTGCTTTTGAACACAAATTGTTTCTTGTGTTCAAATATCTATAATCTATCTACTAACGGTGCAATCATACATAAAAACTGTACGACACAATAATGCCATATATATGTACATATGACATTTTCTAACTGGGTTTCACGAGTATAATAATTATACCTTATATTAATGACATATAGACCATTACATAAAAAAAATAAACTATTCAATGCTCGTTCTTTATCTATCATAAAACATTTACTTATGGCATATATACAACCCACTGAAAACGTAATCGTTTTACTAAGATTTACTGTATTATATTCTACATATTCTATGAGTAATGCGCCCACTAATATATTTTTTAAGTTTTGATTTGGTATAACTGCATATGCTAACATAAATATATTTAGATAATCAAATAATAAATAATAATCATGGTATTCTGATAATTCATCAATATGTATGATACGGTCTGGATAGATATCATATAGGTCAAACTTATGTATATTATACATAAAGGAAGAGAAAGCCTGGGTTAAATTCGAGTATTTCCATATGATATTCTTAGAATTACGGATTGAATAAGCAGACCATAAGAAAAACAATGAGCTAATTCCATTTATAAGTTGCATCCTAGAATAATATAAAAATTATATTCTATATTTTTTATCGAAAATATATAAGTATAGTATAATATGGATGAAAACGAAATAAATGATATAATCAAATATGTGGTTTATGATATAATTGGATTTATTGAATCTGAAGAATTTTATAAAAAAGAATTTTGTGTTTCTAAAAAGAAAAAAAATGTAACATTTAATGAATTTGCACAATATCAATGGATAATAAACAGGGACTATATAGATGACGAAAATATAAAATATGATTTATGGTGGAGTAGTAGTGATTTTCTTCAATTTCGGAATGAAGCAAGTTTCGAATTATCAATGTTTATACAAATAAATCCTACTGCAAACAAATATAAATACTCTAAAACATTATGGTATGAATTAGATTTCGATAGCATATATCAATTCGTTATTATATATGGAGTTATACCAATTGAATTGATACAAATAAAAAATTGAATATTAAAAAATAAATATAAATAGATGTATTATTATTATAACAAGATGAAGATTGTCAAAAAATATATTAATAGCTTAAAAAAAGATGTTGAATTTAAAGTCGGCGAAAATGCTGAAGATAATTTCTATATCATAGACCATTCACACGCAGATGACCTATGGTTTCACGTACAAGGATTATCGTCTTGTCACGTCGTTGCTAGTATTTATGGATTAAATTTAGATAAAAAACAACATCGTCAAATCATTACACAGGGTGCTGTAGTATGTAAGCAAAATTCGAGATATTATTCTATGTCCAATTTGGCCATTATTTATACTACCATTAATAATATAGAAAAAGCAACACCGGTAGGAACAGTTGTTCCACATTCTCCGAAAATTAAAATTATTTAAACTCTTGAAAAATATGAAATCTTTTATGGTTTCATATTTTTTACTTTATTGTGTCGATTTATTCACTATTATTTCTTTGAGAACATTTCTTTTTATTTTTTCAAAGAATTTATCATCTTCTTCATTCGATGAACCACCCAATGCTGATTTATAATATTTTCTATAATCTATGTTATCTTTAGTATCTAAGGTTATACACTCGGGATGTTCGTCTTTCCATTTTGTCAATTGTTGTAGATTTTTATTAGCCACTTGATTCACTACTTTACGAAATTTGCTCTTGTTATCATCTTCTTTTTCCCATACATTATCATTTTTTATATAAAGCGTTTCTCGTTTCACATCCGTACAATGCATAGGTCTTTTTGTAGTATCTACTCCGTTCAAATTATTAATAATGATTTGGGTGATGCCTTCGATGAAACCAACTTTACCTGTGTTCTCGAAATCTTTGGTTGTTAATTGAAGAGAATTTACAAAATCGGTAATGCTCATCGCATCCTTACACGTTTCATTCAGAAACACATTCAAATTGAATTGTTGATTTGTGGTGTTATTATTCGTCGTATTATTATTATTGATAGTTGATGGGTTTTGTGATAATTCCACTATTTTATTATGAGATTCCAATAGACAATTTTGTAATTCCTTATTTTGTTTCATTAAATCCATAAATAATTCGACAGTAACGATTGGTGATTTTGGTTCAGGTTCTCGCATTTCATTTGTTGATTCTGATTTACTTTCGACAACTTTACATAATTTTATGTGTTTATAATAACCACTTCGATGTGAATATTCTTTATTACAAGCTTCACATATATGCATATTTGAAATAGGTTCTCTGTTTATATTTCGAATATGTTTTATTGTAGTTTGGTGTTTTTCAAAAAGATTTTTTTTTAATGTTGTATAATTACATTCATTACAATGAAAACCAAGTGATTGTATATTTAGATTTTTATTTGTCTCCATTTGTCTCCGTTGATGTTTTGTAGTCATTAAATGTGCATCATAGTCTTGTTTTCGTGACGTACTTATGTCACATATTTCACATACAAATTTTTTAGATATTTTTAGATTTTTATTTGTCTCTAAAATCTCCATTTTTCCTAAATTATGGAGACAAAAAAAAATCTAACTTTTTTACGAATATTTTCTAATAAAAAATTTATGCAAACAATATTTACAATGAAAAATCCGATTTTACTGCATTATGCTTTAAATCGATATTTTACATTTTTTCCAAAAATTTCTTAAAAGGATTTTGGAAAATTGGACATTTATAAATGTCCTTTTTTACATGACCCCTCCGACTTTTTTTTGGGAATTTTTTTAGGTTATGATATAACTTTTTATCTAATATTGATACATTTTTATACTACTATATTGTAGATGAATGTATAATTTCATATCAAAGTATTTATTATTTATCCTTCCATAAATAATAAACGATTACTGTTTAACTTGGTGGTAATGGAGCTAAACATAATTTGATTTCACCTAAAGAAGCCACATCGTACTTCACTATTAATGGTAAATCATTTCCTAAATACATTTCTAAATGACTACATAATGGAGTACATTTAATGAAATGACTCAAACTTTTTAATGAAAACTCACCCTGAATAATGACGGATGCATCGGGTTTTTGGATGAATTCCATATAACCATCGGATTCGGAGCGGAATATACGAGAACTTGCGAAATTTCCTTCACAAGAAAATATCAAATCATTTCCGACTGATTTTATTTCGATACGGTCAGAAATACCATTTAAATCTCTAATAATTTTTTGGAAATCCGCTGTAGGTAAATTAATAACCGTTGAATATTCGACATCAGGAACCACTAACTCTTCTGTATCAGGCTCGATTAATCTCAACTTCTGACTATAACATTGTTTAATATCACCATTATCATATTGTAATCCAAGATGTGATACAATACCATCATTATAATCGGCTTTATCAATATACATCGATAAGGTATCATCATTCGACATTGTAGAAATGACTTTGAATAAATGAAGAGTATTCGCACATACGATAATTTTATCGGGAATACAATTATATTGTTCGAACTTATGAGCATTCAATATAACATTTACTAAAATGGTATGGGTTTTATCAAAATTAATAATTTTCATACCATCCTTAGTATAGGTAATAGTTGCATCAGTTAATATATCCTTAATGGCCGTAATCATATTTCGGATAGGTTGTATTTGTACAGTTTTTATTGTTAATACATTCGACGATTCATTCATATTTTTTATACAAAATATATTCTGATATTTTTATATCATAATTTGCGTTTATATTTGTTTTTTAAAATAAGTTATATTTCCTATTTTACACATTTTATTCTGGTTACATAGACGACTATATTACCCCTCATTCAAATACAAAACCAAAAGAGAACCCGATGTTCCCTCTACAAAATTGAATTCTTTTTTATAGAAAAGTAATTCAATAACCAACCATCTCAATATAATTACTCAAAAAACCAGCAATAATGTCAGCGACTACCGAGCAAAAAACACAATTAGTAGAAGGAATTCGTGATTATTTATCGAGAAACGAATACTATTCATTTAGACCTACCAAAATAGATGGACATAATGTTTATATTTTCATATATGATAAATTCAAAATAGTGACTATAGAATCTATCTTTGTAAAATGTAAAGTGAAAATAAATAATGCCGACGAAGTACAAAATTATTCATTGTTCCATTTCGAATATACAACATTAGAAGAAGCGATCGACCGAATTGAAACCGTGAAAAAGGAATATAAATTATATAATGGAGAACTTGTACCCGAACATCTATATAAATTATCCAAATTAGAAGAATGTATTATTCCATATTCAGAGGAAGAGAAATGCAGTGTTTGTTTCGAAGATACCAGTGATACTACTTTATGTAATCATACCATTTGTTTAACGTGTAGAGAGGCGTGTATCATGAATAAACGGTCCGATTGTCCTATGTGTCGAAACGCGAAAGCCTTACATTATTATAGTAATAAATATAGTCTAATCAATAATGAAATATACACTATCGTTAAACGAGCAATTCATTCCGAAAAAGGTTATCATATTGAAGCTATACCACATCGTGTTTTAGAAGAAAACAGTGAATCAGAAGAAGACGAAGAAAATGAAGAAGACGATTTAGAAATAGTGGAATGGACCATTTCACGAGAACCCGCATTCGTTTTTAGACCTTCTACCCAAATAGAAGATGGTGAAATTATAGAAGATGATAGAATGGATATTGATACATACGATGAAGGTTCGATAATGAATCCGATTAACATCGATGATTTAATAGATTAACCAATAATAAAACGAAAGAAAAAGGAAAAAGGAAAAAAGAGTTGTCATTATTTGGCATCTCTTTTTTTCCGGGTGGCTCGACGTAATGCAATACTATCTGCTTTACACCCCGATTTCAATATATGATAATCCACGACACTCGCATTACCGCCGGTGATAGAACTGGCTAAACGGGCGATTCCCCAAGATTCGGCGGTTTGATTGGGGCGAGAACCACTCGAATAATATGCACCACGGCCTTTATTTACTATTTTTTCCAAAGCTTTTTGAGAACATTTGGTTTTTTTAGCAAGTTCTCT